TGACCATCGGTGCCGTCGGCCGTGGGCAGCGTCAGAGTGTAGCTGGTGGCGACAGTGCCGGGGCCTTGCAGCGCGACGAACTGTCCCCCGGCCGCGTCTTGGAAGCGCACGTCGCCCTGCGCCGTGACATCGACCTGCCCGGCAGTAACCGCGGTGAAGGTCGGGCTGTCCCCCGCCCCCAAACCCAGAGAGGTTCTGGCCGTCGCTCCGCTCTCGGCAACCCAAGTCGTACCGTTGCCGACAATGATGTTTCCGTCGGTAACCGCAAGACCCGCGATAGCGGTCAGCTCAGCGTCGTAGGCCTGTACGTCTGTGCCAATGGCGAGGCCAAGGGTCGTGCGCTGGGCCGAAGCGTCGGCGTCATCAAGAATGGCGCGACCAGCCGCAGTGAGCCCCGTAGTGGCGTAGGTGTCCAGCGCCGTCGTATAGATCATCTGGTTGGCAGATGTCGTCAGCCCAGAGATCGACTGCAACCCCGCGTCGTAGGCCTGCACGTCCGTGCCGATGGCAAGGCCGAGGTTGGTCCGAGCTGTGCCAGCGTCAGATGCCCCTGTTCCACCGTCAGCAACGGCCAGATCGGTAATGCCCGTGATAGAGCCGCCAGTGATCGTCACAGACGACGCAGCCTGAGTCGCCATGGTGCCGAGACCAAGAGAGGTTCGCGCCGTCGCGCCGCTTTCGGCCACCCACGTCGTGCCGTCGCCGACAATGATGTTGCCGTCGGTAACCGCAAGAGCTGCGATGGCGGTTAGTTCGGCGTCGTAGGCCTGCACGTTCGTACCGATAGCGAGGCCGAGGGTCGTGCGCTGGGCCGAAGCGTCGGCGTCATCCAGAAGGGCGCGGCCTGCAGCCGTAAGACCTGTGGTGGCGTAGGTGTCGAGGGCCGTCGTATAGATCATCTGATCGGCGGACGTCGTCAGTCCGGAGATGGACTGCAGTCCCGCATCGTAGGCCTGCACGTCAGTTCCAATGGCGAGGCCGAGGGTTGTGCGCTGGGCCGAAGCGTCGGCGTCATCCAGAATGGCGCGACCTGCAGCCGTAAGACCTGTGGTGGCGTAGGTATCCAGAGCCGTCGTATAGATCATCTGATCGGCAGACGTCGTCAGTCCTGAGATCGATTGCAGCCCGGCGTCGTAGGCCTGCACGTTCGTCCCGATGGAAAGACCAAGAGAGGTTCTGGCCGTCGCGCCGCTCTCGGCAACCCACGTCGTGCCGTTGCCGACAATGATGTTCCCATCGGTCACCGCCAGACCTGCGATGGCGGTCAACTCGGCGTCGTAAGCCTGCACGTCAGTGCCGATGGCGAGACCAAGGTTGGTCCGAGCGGCCGAGGCGCTCGACGCGCCAGTGCCCCCGTCTACGATAGCAAGGTCGGTGATCCCGGTGATCGAGCCCCCGGTAATCTTGACGCTCGACATGGCAAAGTTGGCGGTGATGTCTATGACCGCGGCCCCTGCACCAGTGCCGTCGGCGTACACAACTTTGGTGTCGCCGCTGGCTACAGTGACGTTGCCTCCCGAACCTTGGGTCAAAACCACGCTTTCGCTGGTTACGTTCCACACGATGTAGACGTGCTGCCCGTCGTTTGGCGAGATCGTCACTGTGTTGGTTCCGGAGGGCGCTCCGCCAAAAACCAAGACAGAGTACTGGCCGTCCGAAAGAACTCCGTCAGAGGTGGTCAGCGTGTGGGTTGTTCCTGCAAGCGCGATTGCTCCGACCCCGTTCACCAGTCGGTCAATGATTGACAAGTTGGTGTTGGTCGTGGTGCCCCAAGTACCGGACTGTTCTCCGCTTGCAATGAGCTCAATGCCGCTGTTCGTTGTATACGTGCTGGCCATGTCGCCTCCTTACGCCGCGATGTCTGTCCAAGAGGTGCTGGGCGGTGCTTGTTGCACCTCGGTCCATGAATTTATAGCACCTGTGTTAACCTCCGTCCACGTAGTAGACTCGGGATTTGGAGAAATGTCACTCCAAGAGGCTAAGGTGGCGGGAGTAAGCGAGTTCCAGTTCGTCAGTGGGGCTGGGACAACCTCCCCCCAAACAAGGACCGTCCCAACGGCACCTGCGGCGGAAAGCCCCGTAACACGGACATCGACATTGATGTCACTTGTTATGGAAACAGTCCCGACTAGCCCCGTCGCAGAAAGACCAGTGACAGGAACAACGGCGGGGATTGAGACAACGACTGTCCCAGTCTGCCCTGTCGCAGAAAGACCAGTGACAGGAACAACGGCGGGGATTGAGACAACGACTGTCCCAGTCTGCCCTGTCGCAGAAAGACCAATGACAGGAACGTCGGCGGAACCCGTGACATCAACGGTCCCAGCCTGCCCAGTCGCAGAAAGACCAGTGACGAGAACAGAGACGTCGACGGCGATTAAAACATCAACGGTCCCAGTCTGACCAGTGGCAGAAAGACCAGTTACAGGAACGTCGGCGGGGATTGAGACAACGACGGTCCCAGTCTGCCCTGTCGCAGAAAGACCAGTTACAGGAACGTCGGCGGACCCCGTGACATCGACTGTCCCAGTCTGGCCTGTCGCAGAAAGACCAGTGACGAGAACAGAGACGTCGACGGCGACTAAAACATCAACGGTCCCAGCCTGCCCAGTCGCAGAAAGACCAGTGACAGGGACAGAGACGTCGACGGCGACTAAAACATCAACGGTCCCAGTCTGCCCAGTGGCAAAAACTCCAGTGACAGGAACAACGGCGGAACCCGTGACATCAACGGTCCCAGTCTGCCCAGTGGCAAAAACTCCAGTGACAAGAACGTCGGCGGAACCCGTGACATCGACTGTCCCAGTCTGGCCTGTCGCAGAAAGACCAGTTACAGGAACGTCGGCGGAACCCGTGACATCGACTGTCCCAGTCTGGCCTGTCGCAGAAAGACCAGTGACAGGGACAGAGACGTCGGTGGTGGTTAAGACATCAACGGTCCCAGCCTGCCCAGTCGCAGAAAGACCAGTGACAGGGACAGAGACGTCGACGGCGACTAAAACATCAACGGTCCCAGCCTGCCCAGTCGCAGAAAGACCAGTGACAGGAACAACGGCGGAACCCGTGACATCGACTGTCCCAGTCTGGCCTGTCGCAGAAAGACCAGTGAGGGAAACGCTTACGTTGGTTCCGCCAGAGTCGATTTGCTCGGACGAGCTAAGCGGAGCACCTGACAGAGGATAGAAACCTAACATCCGGCACCTCCGTTAGATTAAGCCAGCTCCTTTAATTTAGCACAAGCCGCGCATGCGGGACAGCGAGCTTTACGCTGCCTCCTCGGGCGGGGCATCCTCTTGGACGACCGTCCAGACATCCCGGACAACGCCGTCCTGAATTTCGTAGCGGCATTCAGCGCTGACAATGATCTTACCGTCATCGGCTCTTGGGCATTGAATCCGCTCAAACGGCATGAACTGGGGCGGCAGGTTGTCCAAGTCCACAAAGGGAAACGCATCCCTCATGTTCGACTCAACAATAGGATGCTCGAACGGGACCCCGTCCAGCATGCGGATGAACAGACGCATCACAAGTCTCCCGTGTTCGTTGACGGGAACCTTCTCCCGTATCCATAGATAATCCTGACAGCGCCGCCAGCTCCGTTGGCGTGTTCGGTGGATGCCAGTTCTGAACCTGCAGCACCGCCGCCGTAGAGTCCGGGCGTCGAGCGGTTTGTGGTTGTGTTATAGGCCCCGACAGTTGCGTTTGTGCCGCCAGAGCCTCCGGTGCCTCCGTTGCCGTCAACCCCGGCCGTGATTGAACCAGACCCGCCGTTGCCGCTTGACCCCTCCCCCAAGATACCCACACCGCCACCAGCACCAGCCGTAGCGCCAGAACCTGCAGCACCGCCGCCCCCTCCACTGCCGCCAGAACCCGCGACCCCGGAGCTGGTGCTTCCTGCTGCACCGCCCGCTCCCGAATAGCCGCCCGCGCCGCCACCACCACCGGCAGCGCTGGTGGATGTGTTTTTTCCTCCGTTCCCGCCCGCGGCGCCGCCCCCGGTCTGACCAATCAGGGGGATTTCGGTGCGGGCAAAAGAGCCGCCGGTGTTATTCGTAGCAGCGGTCGGAGAGTTTGCCCGCCCACCACCAACACCAGAAACGGTACCGCTGCTGACGAAAGAGCTTTCCCCTCCGTTGGTGGTCGTCGTCCCGCTGGTCGTGGACGTCCCTCCAGCGCCCACCGTGACCGTATACGAAGACCCGGTTACAACAGGGTAGTTGTTCAAGTAACCAAGTCCACCGCCACCGCCGCCGTTGCCCCCGCTCGAGGTGCCAAGGCCCCCGCCACCGCCACCGACGCAAACAACGCTAACGGACGGGACAAAGCTTGGAGCTACAAAAGTGTAGGTTCCGGGAGATGTGTACGCAACCTGACCCACCCGTCGGAACCACCCGTTGTACTCAGCCATCGTGAAGACACCGCCGGAGGTTCGGTTGGATAGACCTCCCCCGGAGGCGTTGGCGCTATTGCTCGAGTTGAGTGTTGTGGAGATAAATCCTCCCGGGGCTCTTGTCATATTAAGGCCTCACGAGATTTCTTCGTAGGAACAAATGACCTTGAGGTCGTTTGCAACACTCGCCGTTGCGCCAATCGACCGATCCTCTTCGAGATAGACGGGTGTTTCTTTGCTGATCACAATCAAGGACGTGTCCGCAGGGATGGTAATAGTGCTTGCAATCTGGAATGCAGTACCACCCAGCGCCGCCGAGGTGTAGTAGTTGATCGTGATGTCGGCGGAAGCGGCGACGTCCACGTTCGACACGATCAAGGTGTTGATCTTCATGACAAGACCCGAAGACGCCGCGTTGCTCACCACCGATGTTGCGCTCGTGCTGGTGAGGTTTGTAGTCGCGGTCTTGCCGATAATGCTGGTCACGTTGACGATGTTTGGCGCAGCCATCGGTTATCCCCCTATCCAAACACGAGAGCCATGGCAACAGCTCTCCCAGTATACACCGCCTTGCCAGCTGGTAGCGTCGAAAAGACGTTCTTAGTCCCCGCAACAAAGGGAACGTTAGTCCCAACGCCATAGGTTCCCGCTAAAACGATATCCCTAGAAAGGGTTGAGCCGGACAGCGTGTAGGTGCCGATGCCGATTTCATACTCGCCTGCCGCCACATTCGTAATCGCGTAGTAGGTACTGTTGTTGTTGCCCACACCATCATTAAAAGATTGGAACCCCTGAGTAGGCCCGAGTAACGCGAACGACCCGGTCCCCGTCGTCGTAGAGGTCTCAAGGACCCTATCTTCTAGTACCAGAACCACGGAAAACCTCTCTGTTAAGAGATGCGAATGATCGCGTCAGACGCAGTGGCGGCCGGGAACTGAATGGTGAAGGTGCCTGCCGTCGAGGTTTTATCGCTACCGAAATCCAGAACCACAACGGACGGGTTGGTATAGGTGTGCGCCGGGGTCGTGTTGTAGATCAGCGCGCCGCGGGCCGTGATAGTCGCCGTCGTGAACGAAAGGTCGTCGAAATCGGTGAAGGCCGTTGTCCCGGAAGTAGTCGGGTTGACGTTGGTCAGTGTTCCGCCACCAGCCGAATAGGAGCCAGAGTTGGCAACCTCGTTCGTAGCCGAGTACGCCGTCGTGGTTGCGTCAAGGGTGGCCGCGCTGGTGTACAACGCCAGCTTAAAAGTGTCCCCGCCGCTCGCGCGGAAGTCGTGAGCACCCTCGAGGAGTTGATCCTTGAACGAAGTGCACATTGCCTGAGTAATTGCCATCGCGGCCTCCTATAGCTTTTTAATGGCTTCCGCCAGTTGTGGCTGCCCAGCCTCTACAAGGGCATTATATACCGTAACACGATCCTGTGCGACAGCAAATGTCATGTATCTCGTGACGACCGCGAGAACGGCCGCGCGGTACGCAAGCGCTTGGTCCCTGATCTCTTGCGGGGCGTTATCGGACACACTGATGAGCTTGCTTACGCAACGCATCGCCACTTCCTCAGGGGTTTCCCCTCGGCCGCTTGTGGTCGTTACCACGACAACGGGGGTCTCAGGCAAAGAGAGTTTCGCGCCAAACATTATTCCTTGGACCTCACAACCATGCCCTTGCGATATTCATCGGTGACCTGCTTCGCTTCGCCCAGCATCTTGAGGCCCACGAGTGACTCTTGGAAGCGCTTGTCGTAGCTTGCCAAAAGGTCGGGGTCACCTTTGAGGAACAGGTAGGCCTCGATCATCGCGCCGTAGAACAACGTCAGTTCGGCGTTGATGCTAAGCCACGTGGTCCCGCTGTCAGACCCAGCCGTCAGGCTGGCAGGGCGGTAAAAATAGTGCAGCTCCATCGAGTACGCCGAGTTCGGAGTCGGACCCAGAATAAAGTTCTGGTTGTCAAACTGAGCGTAGTACCGAGGAGCCCCCGTAACGGCTGCGTCCGGGGAATACTCTTGAACAAAGCTGACGTCCTTAAACTCCAGAAAAACTTTATCGTTCCCAGCGTCCGTGTAACACAAAGACAACGGCGCAAGGAAGTCCGACGGGCAGCCGAGGAAGCGGTCCCCAGAAGTTGCGTTGGCGGAGACATTGTTGCGGAACAGACTTAGCTGGACGTTCTTGAGAATACGCTCTTCCGACAGGCGGATGAAGAGCGGGAGGTTGTTGACGAAGGTGGTCTCCGAGGTCTCGAGATAGTCCTGCAGAGCCTGCTTCAGCTGGCCGTAAGTAAAGCTCATGTGGTCACCACCGTAACGAAGCCGACAGTGCCAACCACCGGGTAGATGATTGCAACTGGCGGGAAGACTGTGTTGCCGACCGAGACGTAGACGTGCCCTGCCTCTGGGTCGGGACGAGGATTTCGAAGCGCCTGCGGGTCAGGGTAGGCCTTAGGCGGGAAGAGCTGCGGATGCTTCGGGTCATACTCATCCGGGCCGACGAGAAGTCCCGTCCATTCTTTTCGCATGTCGCGCAGCCGGAAGCGGACGCCGGAGCGATCAGAAATACCCCAAGCCTTTTTACCGCTGGCATACGTCATCAGAACCTCAGGTAGGCCACATCAGGCTGCAGCTTCAACGGCACCCGGTCCTCGTCTTCTTCGGCCGCGCGCGTGAACTCTTCGTCATAGATCGCCTTGAGCATGGCCATCCGGTCAGGGGCCCGCTTCATGGCAAGATAGTAAGCCAAGCCAGCAACCATGCAAGGGTAGAACCGCCACGGCATGTCGGTGGTGTTCTGCAGGGTTCCTGCGTCCTCGATGCGGCGGACGTAATAGTAGATCAACTGGTCGGTCGAGTTCTCGGGAACCTGCCAGACGGTAATCTTCGGAGCGATCTGACGGTCGTAGTAAAACTGCGACGGCCGCCCCTGCGTGGTCTTGTTGGGCAGAAGGAAGAAGTCCCCGCGGCTGATGCGCTCGACTTCGTAATCCGTGCCGTCCCGACGAAGAACCATCTCAAGGATGTCCGCGTGATCGGCGTTGACGGTGTAGGTCGCGACGTTGACCGTGACGGTGATCGTGGCTTGGTTCACGGTCCACAGGTTCAAACCGCGGTTGGCCCACTCAGCGAACATCAGGTTCAGGGACCGCCGTGCCGTGCGCGCGTCGTAGCCTGTGCGGACTTCAAGCCCGCACCGCTCATACGCCTCTTCGATAAGCTCGCCGACGTCCAGATTGAACGTCCGGGTCCCTGAGGTTGCCATGGTTTACTTCTTGCCCTTCTTGACCACTGCAGGCTTCATGCCCATGGCCATAGCCTTGCGTGGGCTGATCATGTCAGCCGAGCAGCCCTTGCCGCCCTTTTTGCCAGCCTTCATCATTTCTTCCCCTTCGCTGTTTTGGCGGACTGCCGAAACGCTTGTGCGGTCGGTGCGCCCTTGGTTCCCGGTTTCCGCATCTTCTCGTCAGAGCCTGCGGCGATGCGCTTCCGCTTGGCGTTGATGTTAGCATACAAGCCAACCTTTGCCATCCTCTTCCCTCCGGTTTCCGTGATCTGTTGGGTCATACTACCACGGTTCATGTCAGCAGTTCCACGCTCGAAGTGACTTATTGATCCGGCTGTTTGGATCGCGCTTGGTCTTCTCGCTCGTCAGCTTCGCCTTCATCCCGGACATCCGGGCGCAGAATGACGCGCGGCGGCCTTTGTCTTCTTTGCTCTTTGGGTTCGGGGCAGGGGGTTTCAAGTTCATCCCCTGCGCTTTCGCCGAAGCGCGGCCCTTGGCGTTCAGACCGCCTTTCGGGTCCTTACCCTCCTTGCGTGTCCAAGCCGGACTTTTACCCATCAGAGCGGTCCTCCGTTCTTGACTAGGACCATGATAAACATCGCTGAAGCTTCATTGTTGTTCGAGCTACTCTGGGCTGTTGCCTCAAGGGTGGTCTTCT